ATAGATTGTAACGTTATCTACGTCATCTGCTGATAATGAACTTAATGAGCCAGTATCGAATGTTGAGTCGTCCCATTCAACTTCTAATTTTGGTGGAAAAATAGTATGAGTATCGCGTGAGAAAAATTTGAATTGTCCAAATCTATCTGTGTTACCCTCCTCAACATTTGTATCGGAATTACCAATACTACCGCTTCTTTTGACAATGAATCCATTGTTGTGTAATACGACTCCATCGTGAGAACCTGATAACCAATGCTTTACTATGTCAGTAACATTCATTCTCATATCTGATGTTTCGTGGTCGAAAGATTGTGATGCCTCATAAGTGCTACCACTTACCCATCTACCACCAGCGCTGTTACTACCACTAACCCATTGTGTACCTGTAGTTTCTCCATCTCTATATCTCCAACTACAACCCTCTGTTGTCTCTGGACTATCGCTCAATTTACCCTCTCCCTGCACCCAACTTTGACTTATTGGATAAGCGTACAAGGATTGACTTGTAATTAGTTCTGTTGATGCTGCGTCGAATAAATTTAAGAAATAATTAGCGTCCGCTGGAATTGTTCCGTTAACCACCGATGAAGATATATTAGCTATATCAAATTGAATAACAACTCGACTTACATTTATGGTCTGACCAGAGTCATCCATGTCTTTTCTGATTTCTAATATTTCATCTAAACCTGTATTAACACTTTGGGTGGCTTGACCCTCATATAAAGTTGAATCTTTTTGCGCGAATTCAAAAAAGTGCATTTTAGTCTCCTTTAGTAAGTTGTAGTGCCAATATTATTTCCAACTGCTCTACCCTCTATATCGACGTTTGGAAACTTAACTTCGAATATTGACGGGTCTAATGAGGGATAAATAATACCATCTATTGTTGCATCATTTATATCGTATAAGTTACCTGAATAACCACCTGATTTTTGAAATTTGTTTTCTATCAATATAGGTAAATTGTTTGGGTTATTGTCTTGTGGTGGAACAATTGAACCAACACCATCAATCAAAGATAACTTATAAGCTAAATCTGTTAAAACTATTGGTTGGTTTATTTGCCATCTATCAATATCAAAAAATCTTTTAACTTCCTCAACACATCTTAAAACAACATCATTTTTATTAAAACCGACTTTTGTTACAACGGAAAATTTTACACCGATGTTAATCACATATGGTGTTTTAATATTTACTGCATCGGTTAACGACCTAAACGAACTTAAATAGGTTTTTATATTTTCTTTCACCGCACGATTTACTGGCACTAAGTTATTATTTTGATTGTAACCCAAAACATATAAATTTAAAGCTAATGGATTAGGAATTCTCTCTGATATTGCCTGAACAGTTTTTCCAATGTCTTCCTCAGTAATGAATGCTTCTGATTCACGCGCTTGTGGTGATTCATTCAATTGGTCATCTTGAACTATGTAAGCTTTTGCTACATTCCCATATCTTGGGGGTAAAGCATAAACCCTACCTATGTAATCTTGTTTTGTTACGGCTCTGTTTTGTGCTTGAAAAAATGCTTTTGTATTTTCTCTTATCTCCTCAACAGTCTCCGCGCCTAAACCACCTTTGGTAGGATTTGGATTATTTACACCAACCGACTCCTTAGCAGTCTGAACTTGGGTCGAATCTAAATTTGAATCCTGTATAGCAAAGGTTATGGTGTTTATTTGGGTAATACTATCTTGTGGAGAATTATCCTGAATTCCACCACCGAAAGAATATTTAACGGTCAAAGTTGTATTAGATGGAGCTAATCCATAAGCGCGCGTCTTCAAAAAATTTGATGGGTCAAAAGATGTTTCTAAATTGGAAACGCCACCAGGTAATGATGAACCAACAGTATCAGGATTTGGTATAATCTCCTCATCTGGATTATCCGACACACCCGCTCCAAATCTCAATTCTGTAAAATTATCTGAACGATAGTAGGTAGTATAACGGCGAGGGGTTTTTACAACTTTCAGTAAGTAAGGTGCATCGTCCTTAAATTGACCTAAGTTTCCATCAGCATCCATACTATTTTCTACATCTTCAAAAACAGTTTCTTGCGCCAAAGAATCAACCTTCGACCAATTATTACCATCGTTATCGGTGACGCTGATAATTTCAATCACCCCTTTGTTGGCTAATTTTATCCTATCAAATTTTTGTGCATCGGTAAACGTAAATTGTTCCTCAGTAATATTACCACTCTCTATCTTACCAGTTTTTTTCAAAAGATATTTTGTTGGCAAATTAGTGGAGTCATCTTTTTCAAATATGTCTATTGTCATAGGACTTAGTGAGCTACTAAATTTAAAATTGACATCCTCCATTGTTCTAAATATAGTGCCGGTGGTTGTTGATGAGACTAATGAATTTTCTTTGATTGTGAGCGCAAATCTCATATCTGGTTGTACATCACCCTCACCACCAATGGCAGGAACTAATTGAAAGAAATCCAAATCACCACTAGAGGGTGAACTTAGACGAGGTTTATAACCAAAAGTTTGCGCTAAAGCGAACAAAGTTTTTCTCTCCTCTGCATAAGCCAGTAATGATTCTTTAAATTGATTGTCTATGTAATATGATAGTACATCTCCGACATAAGCGGCCATTTCTATGAACATCATTCCTGGTGATGCTTCATTGAAATCATTATAGTTATTTGGGAAATATGTTTTAGCAAACTCAATCAAAGAACTTCTAAATGAAGAGAAGTCTTTGTTTAAATATCTAATATCTTTTTTAACATCGGTTTTAGTTGCCGTATATGACATATTTATCTCCTATTAATACCCACCACCGCCTGTGGCGCCACCACCACCACCGATACTACCAGCAGTTGACGTTCCACCAAAACTCACAGTAACCTCCTCTGAGTCTTGTGGATTGTATTTTAAACTTATTGTTAATGTAACGTATAATATATTTGGATTATTATTATCCTGAAAAATTTTCGCATCGTCTAAATTTACATAAGGTAACCAAGTGTTGAAGTCTTCTGTGATTTCGGTTTTAACTCTTTCCGCAAATTCCTCCACATCATCATATTGTTCAAACAATAAATTATGTAAATTAGAACCAAAGTTTGGTTGAGCGACTCTCTCACCTTTCATAGTTTTTAACAAATTAGCCGCGCTATATTTAGCTTGTTCTAAATAGGTTTGTGTCGATGAAAAGAAAGTAATATTATTGGATGGTTTTAACGGTAATTGCAATCCAATATAAGTATTAGGGTCTAAATCTTTGGCTAAGGAGCTCATTTTTTATCCATCGCTTTCATTAAAGCACTATAGTCTCGTGTCATAGCATTCACCACATCCTCAGGCACCGCATCTGGATTTACACCCTTACTCTTAATAGTTTCTACTGCGTTCATATTTCTAGCCACCTCATTTGACTCAACTTCTCTACCCATAGTTCTAGCCACTAACTCACCCATTCTGCTTGTGTCATATGTACCACCACCCATTGTTGGATATGGTGCGTTTTCACCTTGCGGAACACCACCTTTTGTTTCATTTAATATTTTGTTAAGAATTGGGTCGTTCACCAATTTCTTTTCTTTTTTTTGTGGTTCTTCTTTTTGAATTGTAACCGAATCAGATAAATTAATGGATTGTTTTTCTTCCTTAATAAATATCCTATTAACTTCTTTTTTGACCTCTCGTCTTACAATTTCAGAGATTATTTTTATAAACTGCTTTTTATTCATTTTAACTCCTATGCGGTTTGAACTTCTTCGCTTAAAATATTTCTTAATTTACTACTTACTCTGGTAACAGCCGTAGCTAATGACGCTGCGTTGCCTGGCAAAGTACCGGGATTCAAAACTGGTACAGTAGCAAATGTATTTAACGCTGTTATTAATTCTTGTAATATAGAAACTAATTCACGACCTTTTACTAATGGTTGTTTATCACCTCTTCCTAAATTTACGTTCTCTGAATTTAGATTGATTTGATTAGCGCTCATCCCTACATTATTTCTACCATTAATAAATATACCATCCGATTTTATTAGTATTTTTTTTCCATTAATACTTTCATCATTGGTGGTTTCACCATCAAAACCTGTTATATAAATTGATGAACCATCATCATTCCAACTTTCTCTAATCGGTTGTTGGTCATTTTGTAAATTTAAATCTGTTCTTTGTCCAGCTCTAATTTTAATTATAGGTTCATTATTAATATTACCTAAATTAATTGATTGACCAAACCTTCCCTCAAACACAATATCACCTTCGCTTATTTGAATGTGTCTAGCTTTTGTTTCGTTTGGTTCAAAATTATCAAACTCCAAAACATCATCTATGGTTGTTTTATCTCCATAGTTTGATAAATTAAATCTGATATTATTATTAGCCGTATTAAAATGATTGACACTATTTAAGTAATAACTTTTGTTTAAATCTGGATGAGAAAACACCAAAACAATCTCACCCTTAACAGGTATATCTCTAATTCTCGCATCTAATGGTAAAATATAATCAGCACCAGATGGTAAAACGCCTGTGTTATTAGTTTGGTTTATGAAGTTTACAGTAATCGCACCATAAAATCTATAATCACCATCAACTTTTTTTTGTACATCCTTATCAGAGATTATGACAGAAGTAACCTCCGCTGGGTCAAGCTCATAATGGTCGAATGACCTGTAATCAACAATCTCATTTATTCTACTCTCAACCCAATCATAATTAGGGCTTCCGTTTGGGGTTCTTCGGCTTGTATTTTTACCTAAATTAAATCTTGCCATTAGTTTATCTTTGATTTTATTTCTGTCGTAACTTCATCTGAACGCTTTTGTAAATCAACAACAACGTCGTCAATACCTTTTAGTAATTGTTCTTTTTCTGAATCCGATAAACCAAACTCATTTTCTGAACTACCTTTACTTTCCGCCGCTACTATTTTTTGAACTATGCTTGCCATCTTAACTAACATCTCATCATTCTTAACGTTTATTTCTAAATACTCTTTTATCATAGGCACAATCTGTACTGCGGTATCTCCGTCTTTGATAAATCCAACTATCTCTTTTGTTAGTACATCGAGTTGTTTTCGATTATATTGGGAGTTGGAATATATGTCTTGAAATAAAGAGGATAAAGTTTTTCCTTCAAATATTTCGTAATCAGCGCTCATAATATTTCCTTATTAGATATTATAACTCATATATAAATATGATTTGGTATAAAAAAGATTCAATATATATTAGAGTATAATTATCAATAATAGATAGTTATTACTACTGAAAGCTTTTAGTAATCTTATTAACTAAATGGGAGATAACCGTGAAGGAAATCATAACAATGGTAAAAGGATACATCGATGACTTAGTTCATTTGATGATATCTTTTGTAACCATCGGTGCTGTATCTGAAGTAATATTCGGTACTGGCGTCTTTGGTGTAAATGTTATCGGTAACCTAACATCTATCATAAACAAGTTCGGCGATTCAGGATTCGCTGGGCTCGTCGCCTTGTTGGTGTTGGTGGGTTTATTCCGTAAGTAACAGATTACTTGCGAATATAAAAAAAGGGGATTTTATATCCCCTTTTTTTTGCCATAAATGCATGGTTGCTGCTTAATGTGGAGCTGACAGGAGTCGAACCTGCGACCTCTTCCGTGCAAGGGAAGCGTTCTCCCAACTGAACTACAGCCCCATATTTAATTTTTAGATTCTGATACCGATAACTTCCTATAATCTGTAATCAACTTTTTAAATTCACCTATAGCTTTTCTAGCTCTGACAGCTGCCGACTTATTATTTTTTTCTTTAAATAACTTATGATTATCATTGAATTGTTTCCATAAAACCTCAAACTCTTCAAAGAGTTCATCTGTGCTATTCATTTAATTCTCCAATTTAGCTGGATGGTTTGATACCACCTTTAGGAGAGGATAGATTTTTTTTATTATTTTCATCCACCTCTTTTATAACTATTTCTTTTTTTTTATTTGGAACAATTTTTTTCTTACTTTTAACAACCTTAGCTTTACTTTTATATTTGTCAAAAATCTTTTCAACACCAGTTTTATTTTGCTCTAACGATTTATTATAAGCAATAATCAAACACACAGCCATCGGGTCAAAAACAAATATCAATATAAAGATAAAAAACTTAACAACAGAATCGATATCGGTATCAAAAACTCTAGCCAAATATATCGCCGGCCCAACATCCACACCAGTCTCTATTAGAGATATTTCTAAATCTGATTTTCGAGATTTAACATTCAATATCTGTTCATTTAACTTTTGTATTTGTGGATTAAATTGTTCCCTTAATTTTCTTTTAGCGGTGATATAATTTTCAGGTAAATCATTAACAGATTGTTCAAACTCATCTTTTAGAAAAGTTCTATCATCCTCTAATTGCTCCAACCTATCTTCTAACGCTAACAATTCATTAGATTGTTTTTCAAATTGAACAGTTGCACCTTGATAAGCATTAGATAAAAAACCAAAGATACCAGCGGATGTAATCAACACCAATGTTATAACACCGATAATGAGATAAGTTTTTATTGCTAAATTTATATCATCCCAAAACCTATATAGAAAGGAAGCGGCAACTAATTTACCTAACTCCAAACTACTTGCCATAAAAATAACGGCTACAGCTGAACCAGCAAAAAGTTTTGATAATCCAAACACAGAGTAAAAAGCCGCACAACCAGCTATGAATAATGCGCTAAACCCTAATAGAGTGGAAAAGTTTTTAATTCTTTCAAACATATAAAATAAATATTGTATATACTACTTTAAATCTTCGTATTCTCCATCAATCATTTTCATACAAATGTAAAAAGTGTCTCCTCTTCGCAGAACAGAATCGGCTAAACTATACTTCTTTTTTAGGAATTCGGCAGATTTGTTTATAACCTTATCAGCCGAAACTGTTCCACAAATCACATACCTATCATCATTTATATTGATGATTTTCAATTACGATATTTTAACGGTATGCTTAGTCGGTTTAGTCGGTTCTACTTTCGGAACACTAACTGATAATATACCATCCTTAAAGTTAGCTGATATATTTTCTCCATCCAATAACTCACCTAATTCGAATTGACGTTTGAATGATGATTGCTTTAATTCTCTTCTGAGAACTTTGGCACCATTATCTTCAAACGCGCTGTGCTTGTCACCCGAAATTGTTAATACACCATCCTCTACAAAAACCTCTAATTGTTTTTTGTCTAAGCCAGGAATTTCAGCTACGATACCTACTTTATCATCGTACTCATAGACGTTGACTTTAGGATAAGCTGAACCCTGCATCGGATTAACACCAACGGTTTTAGTAATCTCAGGAAACTGAGCGTTTACTATTTGGTCAAACATTTTATCGAATGGGGTTAGGAATGAATCCCTATCAATCATAGGGACGTTTGGATTGAAAACAACTTTAGTCATTTTATTTCTCCTTTGTTTACGTTAGTCAAACTTGAGATTGATTCTTACGACATCTAATCTCATCTTAGTATCGACCTCATTTGAGCGTCGAATTCAAATATAAATATAATGTTTTAATTTTAAATTAAATAATTTTTTTTAGTAATATAGTTTCGATAAAAAATAATTTACCTGTAGCGTCATATACCTTAATTTTTTCTTCATTCAAAAATGACTCATATTCATTTTCAACATATACAATATCATCCTTATATAACATCCCATTGAATGTTGGATAGTCTTTTAACACCTGTAGTTTTATTTTATCTGCTGACATTTGTGTTTCCATTATCATATGGAATTTTATATCTGATAGGTTCAACTTTATTTTCTTTGATATATTTTTCCAACTCTTTTAGTTTGCTATCAATCCTATCAATCTTTTTTGATATGTCATTTATCTTAAATCTAAAACCTGTAGCTTTCATATTATCCTCATTAATTCATTAACTCCACCAATCGGTTTACCATCAATCACTATTGATGGAACTTCCATCCTACCACCCATAATCTCTTTGAGTTGTGTGCGTGATATGCCAGCAACCTCAATATCTATTTCTGTAAAATCGTATCCTCGTTCTTTTAAAGCTTTTTTTGCTATAACACAACCAGGACACCATTCAGTAGTATACACTAATATATTCATATCAATAACTATATGGATATTCCCATAAAGTTAGCAACTTTTTTTATATCAATATTATACTTTTGCGATTGAATATCGAGTAAAGCTTTGTATGCTTCACTTTGCTTAATTGGCTTTTGATAAACTTGGCCGCTATAAATAAAAGTAGATTTATCATTATTTGATATAAGTTCTAATATCTTTTTTACATCTAAGAATTTTAAAAAACCAGAATAAGTGCTGTCCGTTTTTATTTTTTTTCCAGTATCGCACATTACTATGTATTTTTCAAATTCACTCCATTTTTCTTTTTTCATTTTTATCCTTTATATTATGAATATTAAATATTAAAAAATTGAGGTGATGAGGGGTCGAATCCCCACCACCTCTTCTTATGAGAGAGAATAAAAAATTAATTATTTTTTATTTGTTTGAATCAAATGATTCAACCTATTTATGGCCGCCTTTGCATCACCACCTTTTTTCATTATGGTGGTGATAGCGGTGACATAACAATCAAAAATCAATTCGTTAATTTTTGATTTTGGTTTTACATCGATTTTAAATTCCATTATTATCCTCATCTTTCTTATCTTCGTTAAACAAATCATCTGATGAACCATCAGAAACATATTTTTGTACCAACTGCTTTACAAAAGTTCTCTCTGAATCCATCCCAGCATCGTCAGCAAATTGTGGATAGACACTAACCTCAGCTGCTTCGTCGATACCAAAACCATCGTAAAGTAACCCAGCCATCTCAACTGAAGTTCTCGTCGAAATACCTGTCGATACTTTACCTGTATCTGACTTTGACTCCATTCTCGTAGTGTGGGATATCTCAGAGACAGCCTGTAGTAAATTAGGGTCAACATGCGGAAACATATACTTAAGTAATCCAAACTCTTCTTCATCAGTAAGAACATCCATCTCTACGATTGTGAATCTATCCATCAAAGCCTTATCCATAACTCTCGTAGATGTATACTCATTACCAATGTTAGCCGTCGCCACAAAAGTAACACCCTCAGCGACATTGATTGTTTCCTGCCCATTTGACTCATCAAGTCTCAGATATCTTTGACCACTATCTAAAACAGTCATCAAAATATTCCAAGCATCAGGATGTGCCCTACTCAACTCATCAAGCAAAATGACAGCGTTAGGAGTTTGAATAGCTTTTACAAACAATGACTCAGAAAAGTAAGTACCCTTCTTTTTATCAAAGTGAACGTTACCAATTAAGGTAGCCCTCGGGTCTTGCGTTGAACCCATATTGAAATAAAAGTCAGGCCTATCCAAAGAATTGACCAAAGACTTAGCAGCCATTGTCTTACCACAACCAGCGGGACCAGTCATCAAAATATTCTTACCTCTAACCGCTGACCTTATTAAATACTTCCATTTTAATTCTTTCATAACCAAACTCTTTGGTTTGAGACTAAAAGAACTATGGATAAAATTGAGAACCTCTGCGTGGTCAGAAGGAACCTCAACAGAGCTGGTATCGAAGACCGGCGCCGATGTAGCTTCATATTGACTCATTGGAACTTTCCACCAATAAACCCTACCATTTTTACCAGTTCTCCTCTCCAAAGCCATACCAGCTTCGAAAGCTCTTTTTCTGGTGCCAGTTCCAATAACGGATGTGTGTTTGTTACCATCAGCATCCCACGCATTGAATCTGTTACCACTTTTTTCTATTTTAACGATTACATTATTCATTTGTTATTTTTTCCTCTCATAATTCATACCTTAAGATAATACAAAAAACCAGTACAAGTCAAGACTTTTTTTAATTATTTTCAATTATTTTTTGTACCTCATCTAAACCTTTGATTCGATAATTAGATTTTAAATGTTGATTATATGGAGAATCCATCAATATAAATCCCTCTTGCATCCC